GGCGCGGCCGGTCGGCGAGTTCGGGCTGGCGATCGCCCGCGCGGAGTGGCACCGGTCGTTCACCACCAGCCGGTCAATCCCGGTCCAGAGATCGCCGAAGCGGGCCTGGCGGCGGTGGCCGGTGCACGGCTGGTGGACGGTGGCGTGATGCTGCTGCTGGCGCTCGATCAGGTGGAGCTGTGGCAACCCGGCGGCGAGGACGGGCACGGCTGGCGCGAGCCTCCCGACGGCCGGCCGAACTGGACCGGGCAGGGGAACCTTCAGCTCAACCAGGGCGACTCCGACCCGGCCGCGAGCGGGGGCGGCGGCCGGGGACCTCACCAGCCGGTCCGCAACGCCGAGGGCCTCCTGTTCCTGCCCGAGGCGGCGGTGCCGGTCGAGGGCTGGTCGGCGCGGGTCCGCGGCGAGGTGTACGAGCTGTCGGAGGTCCGCCGGATCACCGACCCGACCGGCGGCGGGCTCGGCTGCTGGCTCGCCCGAGCGAAGCGGCGCAGCGATGGCTAGCGGCGCGACCTTCAAGGTGACCGACGCCCGAGCGCGGCGCTACGCGGTCCAGCAGGACATCGCGCAGATCGCGGGGCGGATCGCCGCCGACGCGAGGGCGAACACCCCTGTCCAGAGCGGCCGGATGGCCGCCGGGTGGCGGACGGTCCCCGGCCGCGATCCGGGGACGACGCTGGTCGTCAACGACGTGCCGTACTCGGTCTACGTGGAGCACGGCACGAAGAACATGCCCGCCCGCGCGCCGCTCGGCCGGGCGCTCGCCGCCGCGAGGGGGTCACGATGACCGTCCCCGTGGTGGCGCAACCCGACCTTGAGGCGCACGTGTGGGCGCAGCTCCGCGACCTCAAGGGCGTGACCTCGTTCGGGTACGCCGCGCTCCAGCAGGACTCGCTCGGCTGGATCATGGCCCACTTCGTGCAGGTGGACGCCCGGCACAAGACCAAGCAGGCCGCCCGCGACCTGGCCGAGCAGGTCAGGCAGAGGCTCGTCGCGCTGCCAGGGGTGCCCTGGTCAGACGGGGCGGTCTGCTACGCGCAACCGGTCGAGGGGCCAGCGTGGCTCCCCGACGATGACGGCTCGCCGCGCTACACGGCGCGGTACGAGATCCGAGTCCATCCCCCCCGCGCGGCTACGGTTCGCGCGGACCCGTAGGAAGGAACCCCGCTGCCATGCCTCCAGCACCAGCGAACCCCACGCTCAACCCGAGCGAAGTCCAGGTCGGCACCGCCAACGGGCCGGGTATCTACCTTGCCCCGGCGGGCACCGCTCCGCCCGACGACACCGAGGAGGACTGGGAGGCGCCGTGGCGCATCCTCGGCTACCTCAGCGACGACGGGCCGACCGTCGGGTCGTCCACCGACAGCGAGGACATCACCCCGTGGCAGTCGGTTGTGCCGCTCCGCTCGGTGATCACCGGCCGCCAGGTGACGCTCCAGTTCGTGCTCTGGCAGCTCAACGCCGTGACCCTCGCGCTGTACTTCGACGCCGAGGAGCCCGTCCCTGCCGCCGACGGGTCGATCGACATGGAGCTGAGGACCGACGCGCCGCAGCGCATCCACGCGATCGGCATTGACTCGGCCGACGCCGAGCGCACGTTCCGCATCGCTTTCACCCGCGCGTCGCTGTCGGCGGCCGGGGACATGCAGCTGACCCGAGGCGCGGCGGTGCCGCTCGATGTCACCCTGTCCGCGCTGGACGACGGCGGAATCCTCGGCTACGTCAAGCTCGGCCCGCGCGCCAGCGGCGCGGCGCCGCTCGACTCCAAGTCCGTCAAGGCCCGAGCCGAGACGGCGGCGTGACCGGGGCCAGCGCGAACCCGGAGGGCCTGTTCGACCTCGAAGCGGCGGCGGAAGCCGCAGCGGGCGAGGCCGGGGCCGAGCTGTTCGAGTTCACGTACAAGGGCGCAACCTACGACATCCCGCCCGGCCGCGACTGGCCGGTGGGGGCGCTCACCGCGCTCGCGGCGGGCGACCTGGAGCGGGCGCTTGCGGCGCTGCTCGGCGAGTCGAACTACGTCTCGCTGATGGACGCCGGGCTGACCGTCGGCCAGCTCAACGCGCTGTTCACGGAGGTCGGCAAGAAGGCCGGATTCCCGAGCCTCCCAAATTCACCACAGCGGCGGCGGCAAAGTTCGACCCGGCGGTAGAGGCGGCGCTGATGGCCGCCTACGGGATCGACTGCCTGGACCCGGCGGTCACGCCCCGCCGGGTCGCGGTGCTGCTCTCGAACCTGCCGCCGTCGGCGCGCGGCGGCGGCGACCCGTGGAGCACTGAGGCCGAGCTGCTCGCGCTGCTGGTCGATCACGTCGCCGCGCTGACCTGGATCACCATGCGGGCGCACGGCGCGAAGCGGGCGCGCAAGCCGTCGCCGCTGCCCCGGCCGCCGGGCCGGGGCTCCGCGCGCACCGCGCCGACGGGCGGGGCCGCTCCCCAGCCCGGCCAGGTCAAGGCGGGGTCGTGGGCGGACGCGGCGGCGCTGCTCGCCGGGATGCCGGGGATGAGGACCCGTGGCGACTTACAGCTACGGCGGGCTGGAGATCCGGGTCACTGCCGACACCCGCGAGATGACCGTCCAGATCCGCGACTCCGCGACCAAGGCGGGCACCGACGCGGCGGGCCACATCTCGAACGCGATGTCAACCGGGCTGAAGGCCATCGGCGGGCTCGGGATGGCGGTCGGCAAGAGCGTGGCGACCGGGCTCACCGCCGCGACCGCCGCCGCGACGGCGTTCGGCGTCGAAAGCTTCAAGACCGCCGCCCGAGCCGGGGAGATGGACGCCTCGCTCCGCGCGCTCGCCAAGGCCAACAACCTGTCGTACGACTCGATGCAGCAGCAGGTCAGCTCTGTCCGCAAGCAGGGCATCGAGATGGGGGTGGCGCAAGGGCTCGTCGCTCAGTTCGCGCGAGGCCAGCTCGACCTCAGCAAGGCCACCGACCTCGCGAAGGTCGCGCAGGACGCGGCGGTGATCTCCGGGCGGAACAGCTCCGAAGTGCTCGATGACCTCGTGCACGGCATCATGACCCAGAACACCCAGGTCTTGAGAAATGCCGGGATCACGGTCAACGCGACCCAGGCCCAGGACGCCTACGCCAAGCAGCTCGGCAAGTCCCGCTCCCAGCTCACCGAGGCCGAGAAGTCCCAGGCGGTGCTGAACGCCGTACTCAACGAGGGCAAGAACGTCGCCGGGGCCTACGCCGAGGCGATGGAGGAGCCGGGCAAGGTCCTGCGGTCCTTCAAGCGGGTAACCGACGACATCAAGCTCAGCGTCGGCCAGGGGCTCGTGCAGGCGTTCGGGCCGCTGATCCTCCAGACCTACGACCTGGCCAAGGGCCTGTCGGCGGCGGTCGCGCCCGGCGGGGTGCTCGCCCCCCTGTTCGATGCCATCGGCGAGGCCGTGACCCGGCTCGTCGCCCCGCTCGTGACCATCGTCGCCAAGTGGACCGACTGGATCGCCAACCTGAAGCCCGAGCAGGTCGAGAAGATGGTCCAGATCATCCAGCGGTTCGGCCCCGCCCTGATCGCGGCGGCGGGCGGGCTGTCGCTGCTGGTCGCGCCGCAACTACTGAGCGGAATCCCGGTGCTCGGCGGGGTGCTCACGAACCTGACCGGCCCGCTGACGATGGTCACGAGCGGGATCGGCAAGATGGCCGGGTCCGCCGTCGCCGCGATCCCCGGAATCTCGGGTATGAGCGGCGTCGCGGGGCTGCTGCCTGCCGCGATGAACCCGGTCGGGCTGGCGATCCTCGGGGTGGTCGCCGCCGTCGGTGCCATGCTCGTCGCCAGCTCAGATTTCCGCGAGGGCGTCATCGCAATGGGCAAGGCGCTATGGGAGGGGCTGAAGCCGGCCCTCACGGCGGTCTGGGATGCCCTAAAAATCCTCGGCTCCGCCGTCTGGGAAATCATCAAGGCGCTAGGCGATGCCCTCGGCCCGGCGCTAAAGAACCTTTCGCCCCTTTTGCGCCAGATCGCGGAGCTGTTCGGCGTCCAGCTATCCGGCTCGGTCGATGGGGCAGGCTCCGCTATGGGCGGCATCGTCCCGATCATCACCGGGCTCATCCGCGTGATCGGGTTCCTCCTCGACGTGACCACGAAGGTCCTGGTCCCGATCATCGAGATACCCCTCAAGCTGCTCACGATGGGGGCGAAGGCCGCGCAGGTGGTCAACCCCCTCAAGCTGCTCGGGCAGGCGATCGAGTGGCTGACCGGCGTCGCCCAAAAGCTGTGGCACTGGATCACCGGCAACTCGCCGGGGCTGATCCCCGCCCTCGGTGACCTCGGGTCCGCCGCGATGTCCGTCGCCGGGCTGCTCGGCGGCGCGGTGTCCGCCGCATTCTCCGGGCTCGCCGGGGTCGTCACCTCGGCGCACGGCGCGATGACCTCGGCGGTGTCCGGCGGCTGGAACCAAATGAAGTCCGTGGCGAGCGCCGGGATCTCCCAGATGCAGAGCGCGGTGTCCTCCGGGTTCTCCTCAATGGTCGGCGCGGCCAGGTCGGCGGGCACCGGAATGGTCGAGGGGCTGAAGTCCGGGCTGTCCGCGGCGCGCGGGCTCGGCGGCTGGATCAGCTCGAATGTGACCGGGCCGGTCACGTCGATGATCAAGGGCGGTCTCGGGATCGGGTCGCCGTCCTCGATCACGATCTATTTCGGGCAGGAAATGGTCGAGGGCCTCAAGCGCGGCCTGGAGACCGCCAAACAGCATCTCGGCTGGATACAGGCGAACGTCTGCGGGCCGATCATCAACACCCTGAAGGGCGCTTTCGGCATCGGGTCACCGTCGCGGGTCACGATGGCGATGGGCGAGGACCTCGCCGAGGGCCTGGAGCTGGGCTGGTCGCGGGCGTCGCACCTGTCGGTGCCGCACCTCGCGTCGCCGCTGGCGGGCAACGGGTTCGCCGCCGCCGACGGGATGACCGGCGCGGGCGGCGCGACGATCAACGTCTACCCGCAGGCAGGCCAGGATGAGCGCGAGATCGCCGCTCTGGTGTCCCGCGAGCTGGCATGGGCGACCGCTGGAGGGCTCGGATGACAACCCCGACACTGCGGCGGTACGACCGCACGTTCGACTGGTCCTACTTCGACACCGCGCTCCCGGCGCCCGGCCGGGGCCTGATCCCGGTCGTGCTCGACGGGCTGTGGCTGAACACGGGCGACACCGACAGCGGTCTGTGCGCGGTCGTGACCAACATCGAGGGCTGGCTGGACTCCCCGCCCGCCAACGGCAACGACGTGGCGCGGACGATCAGCGACGGCGCCGCGTGGGGGCCGAAGGTCCTCGGGCCGCGCACGGTGATCATCCACGGCGCGGCGGCCGGGCCGCGCGACGAGCTGGGCAGGTTCCGCGCGCAGCTCGCCGCCCGCGCCGCGTACCGTGACCCGGTGCTCCTCGCGGTCGGCACGATGGACGGCGCGGCGGTGCAGACCGCCGACGTGCGAGCCGGGACCGAGTCCTACCGGCACCAGCCCCTCGGCTCGTCCGGGTTCCGGTACCAGGTCACGTTCACGGCGGCCGACCCCGCGATCTATGACGGCACCTGGCAGGCCGCCCGGCTCACGAACCTCAGCGAGGGCGAGGAGACCGGCCGGTCCTACCCGCGCGAGTATCCCTGGCGGTACGCGGGGAGCTATGTCCCGAACTCGGCGGTGCTCCGCAACGCGGGCAATCACGACGCCCCGGTCTACGCGCTGTACGAGGGCGACATGACCGAGTCGACACTGTCCGACGGGCAGGGCGGGGTGATCCGGCTCGCCGGGCTCGACGCCGGGGTGCAGATCCTCGTGTCCACGGCCACCCTCACCGCCGAGGCGCCCGGCGGGCTGTCGCGCGCCTCGTTCATCCTGCCCGGCTCCCGGCCGATGACGCTTCCCCCGGCCAGCTCGGGCCGCTGGTACCTCCGCGCGACCGGGCGCGGCTCGGTGTCGCTGGGATGGCGGTCGGCATGGGTCTAGGCCCCGGAGGTCCGGTCGGGCTGCCGCTGGCGCTGGAGCCCCGGCCGCGTATCCCGCTCCCCGGCCAGTGGACATTCTGGGCCGACACGATGGTCGGCTCCCGCGCGCTCGGCAACGTCGATGTGTCGAGCTTCTACTGCGTCAAGAGGCTGTCGGCGTTCGGGCACGGGAACGTGACGGTGAACCTGCCCTCGGGGCTGGAGACCCAGCGGATGCTCACGCTGTGGTCCTGGCGGCTCTGGGCGTTCTACGACGGCGAGCCCTACTGGTGCGGGGTGCCGACCGGCGTCGCCGACCAGGACGGCTCCGCGCACGTCCAGTTCACCCTGATCGAGCTGCCGGGCTACCTCACCCGGCGCCAATGGGACTACTACCCCGACCGGCGCTACACCGGGGCCGAGCAGACCGCGATCGCCCGCGACATCGCCGAGCCGCTCGCCGACGTGGGCGTGCCGATCGTGACCGCTCCGGGGTTCGTGGTGCTCCGCGACCGGCGGTACGAGTACCTGGAGGGCGGGTCGCGCGGCCAGCTCCTCATCAACCTGGCCGGGGTGCTCCAAGGCCCCGAGTTCCGCGCCGACTACCGGA